CAAGGGCAGCCTGGAATGGCTCTGGATGCTCTACCGGCAGACCGCTGCCTGGACCGATCTGTCGCTCGCCACCCGCCGCCAGCGCGAACGCATCATGCTGCAGGTGCTGAAAACCGGCGGGAACGTGCCGCTGTCTGCCATCACCGGCAAGGCGATTGAGCAGGGCATCCAGCGCCGCAAGCCATACGCCGCCCGCCACTTTGTCGACACCCTGCACGGCATGTTCAAGTGGGCCATCAAGGCCCAGCACGTCGCCGTCGACCCGACCGCCGGCCGCGGCGTTGCCAAGCCCAAGACAAAGGGCTTCCCGGTCTGGACTGAGGAGGAGCTAGAACGGTACGAGGCTCGCTGGCCGCTCGGCACCCGCGAGCGCGTCATGTTCGCGGTCTATTGCTTCACCGGCCTGCGCCGCGGCGACGCTGCCAGGCTCGGCCGGCAGCACATCCGCAACGGCGTCATCACGATCGACACGGAAAAGACCGGCACCAGGGTGACGATCCCTGTCCTGCCGGAACTTTCCGCCGCCATCGCGGCCGGGCCGATCGGCGAACTGTCGATCATCGCCAGCAAGAAGGGCCAGCCGCTCCGCAAGGAGGTGATCGGCACGCTGTTCAAGAGAGCCTGCCGAGAGGCCGGCATTCCCGGCAAGTCGGCCCACGGGATCCGCAAGGCAGCAGCGACGCGCGCTGCGAACAACGGCGCCACGGTGGCGACGCTGGAGGCGATCTTTGGCTGGGAAGGCGGGCAGATGGCTGCGCTCTACACCCGAGCCGCCGACCGTCAAAGGCTGGCGTCGGAGCACATGGAAAAACTGTCCAAAACCGGAACGCCTATTCCCTCACCCGTGGGGAAGGTGAGGGAATTGGACTAAATTCAGCAGCAATATCAATGCTGTTTTCAGGCGGTGGTGGGGGAAGAAGTAGTAGAAGCTAATAGCGAAATCAATGGATTGCAGCAAGGTGAGGGAAAATCAGCCCCATTGAAGCCAAAAGGGAAATTTTATCGGCGCCCTCACCTACCCCAGCTTGATCCTGGGCAGGCCGTTGCCGCCGCCGAGCACCATCTGCACCAGCCACAGGATGGCGATTAGCGCGACGATCACCCACAGGATCTGTATCACTCGCTCGGGGATCGGCAGGCCGACAATGTCGCGCAGCACCCAGATCACCAGGTAGATCACGATCGCCAGCAGGCAGATGTAGATCAAGAACGTGATTACAGACGTGAGCATGGTCACCTCCTGTTGCCGACGCAGCGCGCGACCTCGATCTGGGTCCGAGCGGTCTGCTTGCACTGTTGCTCCGCGTTGATGGCATCGACCTCGGCGCGTCTGTAGACGTCGGGGTCGTATAGCTCCAGCCCGAGCCTCTGCTGCGCGCAGCCCGCCAGCGCCACCATAGCGACGATGGCGAGCAGGGCGCGCATCACTGCACCCTCGTTGGCTTCGGGTCGATGCCGGCCTTGCCCTCCAGCTCCGCGACGCGCACCCGCAGCGCCTTCAGTTCCTGCAGCAGCACCGGGACGTATTTGCTGTAGTCGACGCCCCAGAACTCTAGGTCGTCAGCCTTGCCGCCGCCCTGCACTGTATGCGTCACCGCCGTCGGGTAGACCTCGACGGCCTGCTGCGCGATCACGCCGTAGGACCGCTCGCCAGTTGCCTTCCACGCGAAATCGTAGACGTCAGTGCGATCGATGATGTTGCCCGCATCGAACGATTTCAGATCTTCCTTCAGCTCGAGGCCGGAGGATGTGTTGTAGGCAACGTTAGTGGCGTTTGCTCCTATGCTTCCGACTTGGGTGCCAGCGGCGTTATGAAAGGAGATCATGGTCGCGTTGTCGGCACCCACGCCGATAGCGATGCCATACTGGGTATTTGCCCCCAAGCACACAACTTTCAGGCTGGCGCCGACGGACGGTATAGTCCCGGCACCATCCCCCACGACAGTCGTGCCAGTGCCAAATTCCAGCCTTAGCGGCCTGACAAGGTTGCCGGTAGTGGAAAATATAAAATCATCAACTTGGCCTCCCGTAAAAAGGGTAGAATAGGTTCCGGTGTACCATTTGTTGGTGGAGCCTTTTTGCCACCTGACCACGGGGCCGGGGTTGGTACCGCCGGTGCCGCCGTTGATGTTGATAATGGCCTGATTACTCGCGTCTGGCCCGACGGTGAAATTGGCGTTAACCAGCTTTACCTCGATGCCGCCGTCGCAAGTCAGAGCCTTGCCGCCGGTGGTGCCGAAACGGTATTCGCCAGAGCCAGTAATCGCCGCCCCCCTCGCGGTTATCGGCTGGTGGGAGATAAAACTGCCCGCACCGGCAATATTGAAGTTGTTGCCGTCGCAGCTGAGTATCTTGGTGCTGCCGGACGTGCCAAACCGGAACGAACCCGAACTCGTCGCGGTAGCAGATGCCACTATCTCATTGACCTGCAAGGCCCCGGTCATGGTATCGCCCGTGATCTTTACAAAATCCTGCGCAGACCACGTGGCGTCCCACGTTCCGGCGATCTTGTTCCTGACGTACAGCTTGCCGGTGGTCTGGTCGCGCGACTCGACCGTGCCGTAGCTGCCGTCGGCGTTGGCGTAGTAGATACCCGCGAAGCGGTTGGTCGCGTTGGGGGCTCCGGTGGCGGCCACGGCCGAATAGAACGAGCCTGCCACGAACGAATGGGTGTCGTAATTGGTCACAACCTGACGCGCCAGTTCAAAATCCTGCGAGGACCACGCGGTGCCCCACACGCCTGCAACCTTGTTCTTGACGTAAAGTATGCCGGTGGTCTGGTCGCGCGCCTCTAACGTAGAGTAGCTGCCGTCAGCGTTGCCGTAGCAAATACCCGCAAAGCGATTAGCGGCATTTGGCGCGCCGGTGGCGCCCGCGGCCGAATAGAATGAGCCGTTTTCCCAGACGTGGCTGTCGTAATTGGTGACCACCTGCCCCGCCACTTCGGCGTCCAGATTATTGCGAGCATCGTATGCGCTGCTCGCCCCCGTACCGCCCGACGAAATCGGCCGCGGCGTGTTAAGGTCGATCGTCACGTCGTGCGTGTAGCCGTTATAGACCGCACTCTCGATCGTGGTACCCTCGACCACGTCGGGGAAAGGCTGGCTGTAGACGCCGGATGGGTCACGGGGCATTGATCACTCCCATTCGTCGGCCGTTTCCGGCCGCTGTTGCTGCTTGACAATCTCGGTGGCAATCACGTCGCGCACGCCCTTGGCGGCGCGCGGCGCGCCTGGGCCTGGCACCATTGGCGACGTCGCCACCAGGTCGCGGTAGTGCGGGTTGCGCTGGTTAATCATTTCCTGCAGCCGGCGAACGTTGGCGTTCGCCTGCCGATTTCCTGCCACGCGCATGCCTAGGCCGAACGCCGGCAGGGCCAGGCCCGCGGCGATGCCCATCGAGGGATCATCTTTGAAATACGTCGAGGCGCCGCCAATGCCGACGCCTGCACCAGCAAGCGCGCCCAGGCCGCTGCCGCCGCCCGCGGTTTTTGCGAGGTAGCGGACGATATTCTCGCGCGTCATGCGCGACCCGGCCTCGTTCTCGCCGCGGGCAAAGCGGCGCAGCGCGCCGATCTCGTCGGCGTTGTAACCCTCTTTCGAGGCCCTGCTTACTCCGCGCGTGGGCTTGATAAAGCCCGACGTGGCGTTGCGGAGAGAGTTCTCGAGGTTGAGGCCGGAATAGTTGGAGCCGCCCTTGTCGGTGGCGCCCGTAATGAGATCGTCGAAGGCCTGGGCGCGTCGATAGCCGGCGTTGTTGTCGCGCGCGCGGACACCCAGTGCGGACGCCTCGCGGGCAGCGGCCTCGTATCCTGGCGGAATAGCCCCCGGAGGCGGATTAATAACGAAGTCGTCCAGGGCACCTTTGACGACCCGACCGCTTTCGCGATCCGTCGCGCGCTCCGCAGTTCGCGGAATTTTGTTAATCCCTTTGCGAATGAACTCGATACCCGCCGGATCCACCGTCGCGCCCAGGGCAGGAGGGGTTCCCGTACCGATTGCCGCGGCTGGCTGGCGCATTTCGTCAATGCCACGCCACGTTCCCGGGCTGTCGCGTTCGTGAAAACGCTCGGCACGGAGATTGGCCTCGACGTCGTCAGCGCGTTGCGCGAGGTGTCGGGCGTCGTAGGGGACGCTGCTGCGGGCGAGGTTGTCGTAGTCCATGTTTTTGGCGTGGTAGAGCGTGTTGACATCCGGCGTCTCCGCAGCAGTAACCCTCGGCCGGGCGCCGAAGGCGGCCCCGCCGACCGCTCCAAGTGGAGCACCGACAGCCCCGCCAAACAAGCCGTTCTTGACGTAGTCTTTCCAGTCACCCGTGTAGGTACTGCCGGCCCCCTGCGCCGCGCCGGTGGCCGCGCCCGTGGCGCCGTAGCCCAGCGCCCGCGCCAGGGCACCGCCGCCCAAGCGGGCGGCCAGTCTGGCCGCGCCAAGGCCCGGTATTGCCATGGAGCCGGCGAAGTCGCCGACCGTCGACATGACGGGACTGCGCTGGCGGGCGGCCTCGGACAGTTTCACCTGCTCATCGACGCCGGCGTTGTAGCCCTTGCCGCTGATGAGGCCCTCCATGGCGCCCGCGAACCGATCAGCCATACCGAATGTCTGTGCGTTCGCGGTTGCCCGCACGGTGTCGTCGGCCGTCTGCGCGACGTTCTTCGCGGTGTCGAGCCACGATCCGGGCCGCTGCTCCTCGCCCCAATCATCGTCTGCCATGGTCACATATCCAGCCAGTTCTTGCCGTCCCAAACGCGCTTCTCGCCGGTCTTTTTGTTCTCGGCGACGTATCCCTTCGGCCGCTCGCCCAGCTTCTTGTGCATCGTCTCGTTGATCTGGGCCTGCGTCTCGTCGTGCTTTTTGACCATTTCCTTCTTGGCGTAATCGACCAGCCTCTGGCCCTCGCCCAGGCCGTTGTACATGCTGCCCATGATGGCCTGGCGCCGCTCCCGCTTGGCCTGGATCGTCTTTTCGTCGTCGCCATACCGCGGCATTGCCATCTTGTACTGGCGAACCTCCTCGGTTTCGCCGATCACGGCGCCGGAAATGTCGCGCAGGTTGGCGGCAATACTGAAGTCGGCCGCGCTCCGGGCAATCCGGTAATTGCGGTCGAGCATCGCGTTGCCGCCGAACTTATTGATGACATCCTGCATCGGACTATTGGCGAGCAGCTTTTCCTTGCCCTCGAGCTGCTTCTCGGCGAGCAGCATCTGGGTCAGGAACTTCTGCGACTTGTCCTGGTGCTCGGTCAGCGGCTTGCGGAGCTGCGGCGGCCCCTCGCCGTCCTTGGCGCCCGGCATCGGCGCCGTGACGTCGATCCAGGGACTGCCGAGCGGCTTGTTCGGGTCTGGGATCATCAGTCTGCCGTCGACCGTGGTGTGCGGCCCGGCCTTCAGCTTCTGCTGCCGCTCGGCTTCCTCGCTGATGCGCTTGGCCTGGTCGGCCATGTCCTTGTGGTGCTGCAACTCCAGCGCCCGGTTCGCGATTTCCTGGTTCTTGTGGGCCTCGTTGAGTTGGCCCTGCTTGATCTCGCGCTTCTTGACCTCCTCCTGGTACAGGCCACCCAGCATCTGCTTGGTGTACTCGTTGGGCGTAGTGACGATCTTACGCGCCAGGTTGCGCTCCCGGTCATTCGGCTCGAGTATCGGGGGCGGCGTAAGTTGTCCCGGCTTGGGCGTGACGTAGCCGGGATCAGCGGCCTGCGTCGGCATGGCCCTGATCGGGTTGGCCGGTGGCGCGCCAGGGATCTGGGCCTGCGCCAGGCGCGGATCGGGCTGCGCTGATGGCGGCGGCGTGGCCGGCGTGAAGCCGCCCGGCGCCGGCGGGATGGCGCCGGGAATGGTTGGGGCCGAGCGGCCCGTGAGGATCTCGGGCGGCAGGCCTCCAGGGGCGGCTGCGGGGCCCGTGGGCGCGAGTGCCGACGCGCCGCCGCCTGGCTGCTGCCGGGCCGCCAGTTGGGCCGCGACGGCGTCCCTGGGGCTCACCTGCGCCGTCTCGTTCGGCATGCCATAAAAGCGATTGATCTTGCCGACCGCCTGCTGCGGCGTGGCCCCTGCGGGGATGTTGTTGACGGCGAGATTGCCAGGCTCGGTGCCGCGGCCGGCCAGCAGGTTGATACCGCCCTGCCGGCCCTGCTGATGCATCACGGCCAGTTCCTGGAACGTCGGGGGCCGGCCGTTGGCCTTCTGGAAGGCGGCGGCGTTGTCGGCGGTGAAGGCCCTCACAGCGTCGGTGGACGCTGCCGGATCGAACCGCTTGTCACCGGGGATGCCGTAGTCGCGGCCGGTACCCTTGGTAAACTGGAAGGGACCGGCGGCGCCGGTCGGGGAAACGTCGCGCGCCCCTTTCGGAGCCTCGTCGCCGGACAGCGAGCCGAGATAGGCCTGCATGTCGACGTTGGGCTCTTTCGCAGCAATGGTGTCCTGCATGTAGCCTGGCGTCGGCTTAAACCCCAGCCGTGCCTGCGCGTCGAGGATGTTGTAGCCACCGTCGCCGACGCCGGGCTCGACCTCAAAGGATCCTGGCACCGGGGCCGGCGTGCTCGATGTCTCACCGCCCTCCTCCGTTGACGTTGGCGCGAACGACCGTGTCGACGGCGCCGGCGGCGATGCCGCCGCTAGGGCGGCGTCGTATTCCTTACCGGCCGCGGCGCGGGAGGCCGCGTCCTGCCGCTCGAGGTTCTTGCCGATCAGGGCGTCGCCGATGCTGTCGCCGATCGAGGACAGGCCCTCGCCCACGGTTTTCGGGAAGGCCCGCTTCTGCCCCATCATCGCCAGCGCAATGCGCTTGCGCAGCTCCTGGTTCACGTTCGGGTCGCTCTGGTCGAAGATGAACTTGAACGGGTTCTCCATCAGGCGGCCCTCAGAATGCTACCCATCACCCGGCGCGGGTAGATGTGCTTGACGCCGCCAATTTCCGTGACGGCGCCGGGGTCGATCTTCTCGACGTCCTGCGCCATCGGGCCGACGTGCCGCTCGCCCTTCGGGTCGTCCTTGTAGGACCACTCGGAGATCGGCAGTTCCGCCCGGCCGCCGTTTGCAGTCGCCGAGAACACCGTGCCCATCGGCCGGATGTTCTTCTTGACGCGGCGATCGGACGCCGTAATCGCGGCGGCGCCGAGCTTGCCGCCCAGGCCGAGCAGGCCGCCCAGCGTGCCCTGCGCGTTCTGGTTCTGGGCGTTGTAGACGCCCATCTGGTTCTGAAAATTTTGATTGATCAGCCCGCCGATGTCGGTCGTCGCGATCTGCGAGCCCGGCGTGTTGATGAAATTGGGCTGGCTCACCTGCGAGCCCGACAGCAGCGCCGCGATTTCGTTGAGGGGCTGGTTGCGCTGCGAGTAGATCTCCTGCAGGGCCGAGTTGCGGGCGACTTGCCCCGCATTGAAGCCGGACTGCGCCTGCGCCAACTGCTGCGCCAGGCCCGCATTGCCGAACGAGGCCTGCGTGGCGTTCTGCCCAAATCGCTGGCCCTGCGCCGCGTTCTCAAACGTGCCGCGGCCAAGGGCCTGATTATACGCCTGCCCCTGCGCCTCGTTCTGGAACGCCGCCAGCGAGCCCGCCATGGCGTTCATGCGCTGCTGCTCCTGCCCGGCCTGGCTGATCGCACCATAGCGCGCGTCGTTCGACTGCCTGTTGTAGTCGTCCATCGCGCTGGTGTAGGCCTGCGAGCCGTATCGGATGCCCTGGTCGGCGAGGCGCTGCTCGACGCTGGCGCGCTCCCGCTCCAGCTGCGGGTTCATCCTCGCCATCAGGCTTTCTTCGACCCGCTGCCGATCGGCGCTGAAATTATCCTCGGGACCGTAGGTGCGTGTGATCGCGCCGGCGTCGCCGAACTGGGACTGGATTGGGCCGCCGCCTTCGAACGACGTCGCCGCCTTCCCGACGTTGTTGATTGCGTCGGCGCCGGGGCGTGCCGGCAGGCCGCTGTAGTCAACCTCGCGCGACAGCACCCCGGCAGCGCGGCCGGCTTGGCTGGCGCCCATGCCGGCCATGGTGAGTTGCGCGGCCTCCTGCTGGGCCTGGATGGCCTGCTGCTGCGGCGACAGCGTCTGCGTCGCCGTAAACGACGGGATCTGGTAGACCTGGCCGGTCGCCGGGTCGCTCCAGGAATAATTGCCCGACTGGTTGTAGGTCAGGCTCCCCTGCGGCGTGACCTGGTTGGTGTTGTTGAGATATTTATTGGCGATCGCCGTGCCGACATTGGTGCCCGTCGCCGCGGCCGCGGTCTGGTACGGGTTGGGCGGGGTCGGCGGATCCGGTTTGAAGAGGCCCATGGCTTATCCCCGTAGTCCCTGCGGCGGGAGCATTCCCGGCTGCGGCATCTGCGGCGCCTGCCCCATCGAGGCGCCCATCGGCATGCCCTGCTGCATTGGCGGCGCCATGCCGGCGCCCTGCGGCGGCACGCCCGGCGCCAGAGGCATTTGCGCCGGCGGCATGCCGCCACCGATCGGCGCGCCCTGCGGCGGCGCGCCCTGCGGCGGCATCTGCGGCGGGCCAGGCCGCGGCATGGTGTTCTGCGGCAGTTGCGGCATCGGCGTCTGCGGCGGCGGCGACGAGATGTTCATCAGCGCGCGTGTGATCGCGTCACGCTGGTCGACGACGCCTGTGGCGTTATACGGGGACGGCATTATGCGGCCTCTCTGGTTGCGACCTGCAGGACATCGCGATGGTGTCCGAGCCGCCGTGTGAATTTGCTTTCTTCCCACGCCTCGCGCGACAGCGTGCAGACGACGCCATCCTTGTCGCGGCCGAGCAGGCGCGGAATGAGCTTGAGCGTGTAATTGAGCGCATTGAGCTGCCTCAGTAGCCTCTCGTCGTCGGCCGCAGACATCTGCAGCATCATCTGACAGCCGACCTGCAGGAACGGGTACTGGTACATGCGCTTGATGGTTTCTCGCGTCATCCACTGTTTGCCGGGAAGCGCCGCGGCCGACATCTCGATCACGCCGGCCTCCGGGTTCCAGTTGTGATAGACCAGGCCAGCGATCAGGTTGTGGCCTTCGATGACGCCGATCGTCTTGCACTTGCCGAAGCCGCGATTACGGCAGGCAGGGATCATCGAGGCCACGAAGCCCGCAATAATCTCATCGTGCCCGTAGACGTAATCAAGCATCGACGTCTCCCTTGATCTCGTACAAGGCAGAGACAACCCTCGGCAGGCTCTTGGCGGCGCCCTGGTCCATCAGGTTGGCGACCTCGATCTCGAGCAGGTCGGCCAGGTCCGTTGGCGACAGGCCGATGACGCCGTGACCGAGCCGGTGATTGACGTGGTACGGCGCGCCACCCTCAACGGCCTCCACCAGCGCCCGCGGCCGGTTGCAGGAGCAAAAGACATACGCCAGCCACTCGGCTTTCTTGCCAATCAGGCCGGCGACAAGGTCGCGCTCGGTGCGCAGCACTGCCGAGTGCTGGAATGCGTTGGTGCCGTAGATCGAGTGAAACAGCCCCGCCAGGCAGACGTAGTTGGCGGCGCCGTCGCGCTTCAGCAGGTTGTAGGTGCCGACGAGGTGCTCATAGAACGTCCGCCCGGAGTGCTTGGTGTCACCCGCCCGCGAACGCACAAACGCCTCGATCTTGCTATCCAGCATTGAGCGTGTCCGTCTTGAACATCAGTGTGACCCGCAGCACCGGGCAGGTTCGGGAGAGGCCGCGCGCGACGTGCGGGATCCTGCCGTCGAAGATCACCATGCGGTTGGGGCGCGGGTAGACGCTGGCAACAATGTCGTCGCGCTCCTGATTGAAAAACACCGTCTCGCCGCCCCAATTCGGTTCCCAGGTGTCGTGCGGGTAGTACACCGTGGTGTAGGTATTCTGCAGGCCGGTGTCGGTGTGCAACGTGCCGTCGCTGCCATAGGTGTGGCCGTTGGCGTAGCAGCGAATGAGGCGGTGCCCTGGCGGCAACTCGGCGGCGAGAAGGTGCCAGACTTTGCGGATGACGGGGAACGGCTCGAGCTCGGCCTCGCAGTCGTAGGCGAGGCCGTCGCCGCCGGCCTTTGTGTAGCCGGCGAAGTGGCGATGCCAGAATGCAAACGGATCCTTCTTGCCGCGCGACCGCCAGCCGAATTTCCAGCCGTCGCCGTTCAGGTACTCGTTCACCTCAAGGCGCATGTCGTCGGCCAGGATGTCGTCCTGAACGTGCAGCAGCCGGTCTGTCACCCGGTCAAGCATTACCAGCCTCCGTCGCCGCTGTCGCCATCGCCACTGTCGCCAGCGCCGGCATCACCGCCTGTGTCGCCGTCGCCGGTGTCGCCGTCGCCGGTGTCGCCGTCGCCGGTGTCGCCGTCGCCGGTGTCGCCGACATCGCCCGTATCGGCGCCTTCACCGGGGCCTGCATCCTCGCCGGTGCCGGGATCTCCGGTGGCGCCGCCGGGAGTGCCAGTAGCTTCGCCTGTGCCGGGATCTCCGGTGGCGCCGACATCACCGACATCACCGACATCACCGACATCACCGACATCACCGACATCACCTACGTCGCCCTCACCAGTGCCGGGGTCGCCCATGCCGGGGTCGCCCATCATGCCGTCTGGCCCGAAGCCAACAGCTGGGCCAAACCCACTGATCGTGCCCTCAAACCCTTCCGGCCCATTCGGGCCGAAACCCTCAAAGCCTTCCGGCCCGAAACCAAAGCCGATATTGCCGATGCCCTCATAGCCGACGGCGTCGTCGCTGATATTGCCAATGGTCGCCGTAGTGGACGGCCCAAAGCCCTCAAGGCCCGTGACATCACTGACGGCGACGTTGCCGATGTCGCTGATGTTGCTCACCACGCCCATGTCCGCGAGATCGGCCTGGAAGCCAAAGTCCGTCATGCTCTGAGTAACGGATGGCGCCGCGAAGCCAATCGGCCCCGGCACCGCTGACAGGTTGGACGGCGGGCCGTGGAAGCCCTGCATGCTAAGGCCCAGATCGGTTTGCGCCGTAAGGCCCATCGGGGTCGATACAGCCATCGCCTGCGCGGGATTTGACATCGTGACAGATGATGGCGGGCCGGGAGGAGCCGGCGCATCCGGTGCGTCGACAGGGTCTGGCGCGTCCACTGTCACGGCATCGAGCTGGGTGACGTTCGGATTTGCCAAGGCGACGTTTTCCATCGCCCTGTCGGTCAGGGAGGTGAGGTCAGGCATATTCGGCGTTGGTGTCGGCGCGACCGCTGGCGGGTCAGGCTGTATCGATATTGTCTGTACAGGCGTCGGCGAAGTGTTGACGTCAGGGGTGGCGACATCCTGCACCGTTGGCGTCACGTCAGGCGCAAGCCCGTGCATCGTACTGACGGTGTTCGTCGGCGTTGCCGGGTCGCCCTTGTTGGTGCCGACGCTGGTCTGCGTGGCCGCCGTGGCGGTCGGGGCCGCCATGTTGACGCCCTTATTGACGGAAGCAGGGTCTGGTGCCGCGGGTGTTGGTCCCATTGGGTCGTTAACATCATTCCAACCCACGGGCGGATTGGCGATGGTATCAACCGCGACAGCCTGATCGTGCTGTGATGGTGGTGCAGCCGGTGGCGCAGCCGGCGTGGATGGCGTGGATGTCTGGTCAGGCGATGACGCAAAGCCAACAGGCGCGCCCGGAGGCGCCGCCGGCGTGCCCTCGTTGCTGCTGACGTCGCCTATGGTGGGACCGGCGTCGCCGGACGGGCCGCCGCCACTGCCCTGCATCATCATCTCGCGCGCAATGGCGTCGCGGCGCGCCTGCACGGGGTCCGCACCCAGCACGTCGGCGGACGGGCCCGCGATCGGCGACTGATACCACGGATCGGCCTTGGGCGGCGTCTTGAGGTTCTTGTCCATCCACCGCTTGAACGCAGCGACGCTGACGGGATCCATCGGATTGTAGTAGGGCGCGAACAGCCCGCCCATTGCCCCTGTCTCATCGTAGCCTGTCGGCATAGCTAACCCCTCAGACGTTGACGCCCATTCGTTCGAACGTCGCCGCGATACTGATCAATTCCACTTCCGGCTTTGCATTCTGCGCCACCGTCACCTGCACCACCGGCGCGTGACTGTAGCCAGTCATGCCGATGCTTATCCACCCGGTGTTGCGCACCACCGACGCCGGCGGCGTGGCGGCGTCCCACTGCGCGTAAGCCTCGACGTCAGCGGGCGGCGGCGGGTTCAGCGAGCCCGAGCCAGGCGGCCCCCACAGGCCCTGGTCCCAGAGATCGAGCAGGCCATGATCCGCCCCGGGCGGCGGCGGCGGCGGCAGCGTCACGACGTAGTCGACCGTGGCCGAGATCTGCGACACGAACGGCTCGCCTGCCTTCGCCGAAAACGACGCGCGGGCCTGCCGCCACGTCAGGGTCTGCGACGGCGACGCAAACATTTCCCAGCCGCCGACCAGCGTCGCGACATACGGCAATCCGTCGTCGTAGCCGGTGCGGTCGGCCTGCATGATGCGGCCGGTCTGCGTCCCGAAGAACATATCGCCGCGCAGGCGAATGAAGCACATTGCGTCCCAGCCCGTGAACCGACACCACGCAGTGGTGGCATTGTTGACGACGAGGCAGCGGAACTGGCCAGGATTGCCGCCGGGCAGCGTGACAAAAAGCCCGCCGTACTCGCCCCACTGGCACAGCGTCCAGTGCTTGTCGCGCTTGTCGAGCACCTCCTCGCGCCACATCGGCTTGATGGCGCGGGTGATGGCGGCGAGCTCGAGCTCGGCCCGGCTCTTGGTGATGGCGCCCGACGTCGGCAAGATGCCGTCGACCGTCGCGACCAGGAGGTCGCCGCCGACCAAAATGTGCGCGTTCATGCCCAGCGGCGGGCTCATTTCGTAGCGGCCCTCCTGGCGCCAGGACGCGGCGCTGGAGGGGTCGCTGCCCGTGAAGATCAACAGTTCGCCTTCGCTGGTCGCAAATACCAGTTTGTCGTCAATGCCGTCGCCGGCGTCGATCGACCAGCTGGCGCAGAACAGTAACCGGCCGCCCTTGGTCGCGGCGCCACTAAGCGGGATCATCTGCAACGCGCCGCCCACCGCGTTGAGCGGCAGGTACCACGCATTCATGCTGTTCAGTTCGATGAAGAACAGGCGATTGCGGTACTTGCAGACGTAGGAAAGCATCCCGCCGTTCTCGACCGGCGTGCCGGCCGGGCCCGTGATCTTTGACGGCAGGCCGCCGCCCGGTACATAGGCTGCGTCCATCACTTCCCAGTCGGTGCCGTTGTAGCGCAGCGGCGGGTCGCCGGCGTCGTTGACCGCAATCAGCCAATCGTCGGCGGCGTTGGCGAGTTGCGCGGCAGCGTAGTTGCCGGACGTGCGCCCGCTCGCGACCTCGAGCGGGATCGTGGTGGTGACGTTGTAGACCTTGGTGAGGTTGGCCGCGAACATCTGGTGATTGACAGCGGTGACGTATTCGAACGCGGAGATCACCGGCGTCGTCTCCGGCAACTGGCACCACTCGGTGTGGCCGCCCCGCAGTTTGACACCGCGCATGGTCGGCGCCCAGTTGTCGCACACCACGGCGGCGCCGGGCTGCATGAATGTCTCGTTCTCGTTCAGGATCAGGCCGCGCGTCGGGGCCGGGATTGTGATCGTGTCCAGCCGCTGCGAGATTTGCGCTGACACTGCCGATCGCCTGAATGCCTGGTGCTGGCTCATGTCAGCCCCACTTTCCGGGTGCGCTTTCGAGCGCGGTTACGCGCGCCTCCAGCGTGGCGATCAGCCCGTCGACATACGTCTTGGACGCCTTCTCTAGGTCTAGCTCCTGCACCGCCGCCTGCACGTTAATGGCGGCGATGTCGCCTATCGGAGAGAACGACACGCCGCTGGCCACCGTCGAGCCTGCCGGGCCGACCGGCCCCTGAATGCCCTGCGGTCCCTGCAGGCCCGTGGCGCCTGTCGCGCCCGTCGCGCCTGCCGCGCCGGTGTCACCCTTGACGCCCTGCGGGCCCTGCGCGCCGGCGGGGCCAGCAGCACCCGTGGTGCCGGGAATGCCCTGCGTGCCTGTATCGCCCTTGACGCCCTGCGGGCCCTGCGCGCCGGTCGCGCCGGGCGTACCCGCCGCGCCTGCCGCGCCTGCCGCGCCCGTGGGGCCGATCGGCCCCTGCGCGCCCGTCGCCCCGGTCGGCCCCGGCGGTCCCTGAATAGGCCCGGCGTTGATCCACACCGCCGTCTCTGTATCCCACACCCACATATCGCCCGTCGCGGTGACGACGTAGGCGTCGCCATCGGCGTTGCCGGTCGGCGGCAGTGCCCCGACCGTCGCGACCTGCCCCTTGAAGTTGATGCCGGTACCGGCAGCGCCCTGCGGCCCGGTCGGGCCGGTTACGCCCTGCACCCCGGCGGGGCCTGTCGGACCCGCAGGCCCCTGCGGCCCGGTCAGTGCGAGATCCTGCCAACCTGCGGTAGTGCGGACCCTGACGGCGTAGTTCGTCATACCCACGCGCTCCCGTTCCAGACCTTGGCAGGCTTCGTCACCCACGCGCTGCCGCTCCATACCTTAGCAGGTTTCAGCGCCCACGCGCTGCCGGACCAGACCTTGAGCCTGCCGGTCGGCGGTGGCGTCGTAGTCGGACCCCACTGCCAATCGGCCCAGATCGGGTTACGCGCGAGATCACCCTGCCGCGCCTTGTGACGCCACAGCACACTAGAGCGAAGAGGTGTCTGTCCGTTGCCACTCATCCCCACGCCACCTGTATCTCACCCGCCAGAGGCATGTTTTGCGAGCTAGACCCACGACCCGCTACCAGCACGAACAAGGCTGACTGGTTGTAGAGCCGGTGCACCACGCCGGTCGAGGCGTCTATCGAATAGGTCCGGTTCGGCGTCTCGGCGTCCAGATAGGCAATGGGGCGAAACGCAACGAGATGGATGGAGCCCGCCGACCATGCCGCTGAATTAATCGTGAGGGTCTGCACGCTTCGCACCCCCGTGTCGCCACCCTGCAGGCTAAACAGCGAAAAGCCCGATGCGACGGCGTTTGACACAACAGCACTAGGCGTGAATGCATTCCCAGTTCTGCCCGCCGTGCCGCTCTGGTTGGTATAACTAAGCGTCATAGTAGGCGGCGCGACGACGTTGGTATTTACTGAAAACTCGAACCCGATCAGTACGCCCTCGCCGTCGCTGGTGCCATTCATATCGCGCGCCGGAAAGGCAACAGAATTGACTGTCTGCGCTCCCGTCCCTCCAATGCTGATGCCGCCATTGTGCCAAAGCCGGTCGCACAGCACGAACCCGGCAACACCTTGCCCGCCCGCGAACACTGCCTGCGCCTGAAACCGCGCCAGATATGCATTGGCGCCACCGGGCGGGTCGTTCCATGGCATCATGGCCCCCGCCCCGTACATGCCGGGTTCGACAATAGCGCCCGCCAACGAAGCCGATGGTGTTCCCGCAACAGGCCAACCCGCCACAATCCACGACGAACCAAACGAGGGAGCGTGACTGCTGCCGACGTTAGTGTTGCTTTTCGAGAAGTGCATGGGGGGCTGCAACCCGCTGACCACCTGCGCTAATGTTGTGATCGCCATGGCGCTATCCCTGCGTCACTGTCATGCCGCCAGACATCGCGGAGGCCGTCGTCGAGGTGGGGATGAACACAAGATACGGCACGCTGCCGTTAAACATCTGGGCCATGCCGCCCGTGACGAGGTCGAGTGCTGAGGCCTGATAGGCCTGAGCACACTCAAGTGCCGCAATCACCCGATAGGCAACGAGGTTAACCGAGCCTGCCGTCGGGGCCGAGGTGAAGGCCACGGTCTGCACACTCTGCACGCCCGTATCGCCAGCCTGCATCGTCAGACCAACAAAAGTGCCTGCAGGCGGCGCGCTGCTGGTCGTCAGATTACTTCCTGTCCGGCCCGCCGTTCCCGCTTGATTGGTGTAGCTGACAGTGATCGTCGGCGTGTTGGCCGCACCCGTCGCGCTGTATTCCATGCCGACAAACACTCCAACGCCATTGGTTGAGCCGTTGACATCGCGCGCCGGGAAGGCCGCCGAGTTGATGGTCTGCGCCGATGTCACCGCAGTGAACCCGCCATTGTGCCAGAGCCGGTCGCACAGCAACAGTTTGCCGGGCTGACCCACCGCACCCACGAACCGTGCGAGATAAGACGACCCGGAGCCGGGATCGGTGAACGGGATCTGACCGGCGACCATCGCCGACGTCGACGAGAGGTTGACACCCGCCAGCGTCGTGTTCCACGATCCAGCCCCCGGAATGCCCGCCATCCCCCACGTCGAATGCCAGCGACCCGTGACAAGCGTCGGCGTGGCCGCCTTGGCCCAGAACCGCATTGGCTGCATGCCTGCGATAGCGCCGTCTACTGATGTGATCGCCATTCCACTCTCATGTCGTATCGATCCACACGTCGCCGGTCGCCGGAGACCCCGGCGCAGTCGAGGCCACGGTGATGGTTGGTATCTTCTTCCACGCGAGGTTTTCGCGGGCGTAGCTGTCGCCGTCGTTAGGCGCGTCGGTGATGCCACTGGCGGGCAGCGTCTGCCACGTCTTGTCCCCGCGCCAGAACTGGGACGTCGTGCCTCCTGCAATGGTCGGCTCTTTTGTGTCTACATACTGCTTGGTCGCCGCCTCAAGTGGGTTGGCCGGATCGGCGGGCAACACGACCGCACTGCCGAATGTAGCGATGCCAGTTAGCCGGTCTATGGTGAGTGCGGCACCCAGATGCGCCCCAGCGTCGCTGTAGCGCCGATAGGTGAAGTTGGCGTTGGTCGCGTCGACGTCGAAAGCCCAGCGTCGCGCCGCGCCCACCTGAAAGAAGAACGACGACCCCGACCCGGCTGCTGCCTCTAGGTAAAATTGCGGCGAGGTTTTCGCAATCGACAGGTTTCCCGTCAGTGCGCCGCCGGAAAGACGCAAATGCTCGGCGTCTACCTCAGTGATGGCGTCTTGAACGTTAGTCGCGGCGATGTTGATGCTGGGGGCAAACGTTACGCTCGCGGCCGTTCCACCCCCGCCGCCGCCGCCCGCCGCCACCGCCGCCGTGACAAATGCCGTCGTCGCGAGTTTCCCCGTGCTGTCTCCCGCCGTCGGCGTGAGGCCGTAGGCTAGGGTCTTGAACTCGGTAACCGCGTTGCCGATGACGACCGTATGCGCGCCCGGCGGGCCAATCTGAAACTCGTATGTCGAATTGAGCGCGTTGAACGAGCTTGCGCGGCACTCGAAACGAATGTTGCTCTGGACGGCGTTAGCCTTGAAGACGAAGTCTACAAGCTCCGCACCGGCTACGGGGAACGTCTCGAATATCGCTCCGAGAACGCCGGGCTCGGCCATCAGGCCGAGGCGGGAGGTGCCGTAAGTGCCGCTGCTGTTTCCGACGTAGACCGCCGTCGGCGCGCTTAGTCCCGTGCTTGCGCCCAGCGCGATGCCACCATTGACCGTCAGCTTGTCGGTGGTCTTGTTGTAGGTGAGGCCCGCATCGCCGCCGAAGGTCGTGGCGTCGTTGAACTGAATTTGCGTGTCCGCGCCGCCGGGGTTGCCGCCACCGCCGCCGCTGCCCAACGGCGTACCATTGACAGTAGGAGTGACCTTGAAGTCGGTGACGCCGGTAGAGCGTTTGATCACCAGCGCGGTGTCGAGATAGCCGCCCGCGTCGTCGAAGCGGAGAATAGAAAAATCGGACCCGGCGTTGCTGCCGCTTTCCGCTGTATTGTCACCGGGTGAGATATACCAGCGTTGCAGGCCATTCATCTGGCCGCCGATGACGCTGAACTGCCCCGATGCCGCCTTGTTGAGATTGAACGTCGGCGTGACCTTGGCGATATTAAAATCACCCGTCATCGTGTCGCCAGCCTTCAACAGCCGGGCGGCGAGATCGGTCGTCAGGTTGGTGACATCGCTCTGCGGATGCGTGTGCGTGGCAGGCGCGAAGTTTACTGGATTGAAATGCCCCGAATGCCACAGCGTGTGAGCGACCGCGCCGAACGACCAGCCGCCGACCTTGAACTGGTTGTCGGTGTCGAGGCCGAAGTAGGCAGCGAACTTGTCGGGCCGGTGGAAGGTCATGAAGGCGGCATTGCTGTCGCCGCCCGCGCCAATGATCTGAGTGCTGTAGATGGTGGTGGGCGCTCCGGCGATGTCGCCCGTCGAGGGCACCATCGTCAGCACGCCGGTCATCTGGTCGCCAATGCGCTTGACCTTCTCGGCGTCCACCTCCACCAGCGCCGCCTGCACGTTGGTGGCGGCGATCTCACCTGCTGGCGTGAAGGTGACACTGGCAGCCGAGCCGCCGCCACCGCCGCCGGTGACCACGCTCCACGCGGCGTCCTGACGGGCGTATTGCTGGCCGTCGATCGGCGCGTCGTCGAGGTGCAGCGGTGCGCCCTGATCGGTGTCGATCCAGAGCGCGCCAACCTCTATCGTAACCGGCTCGGCGGGCTGCTCGTAGACTTCTACCGCGCCTTCGGGGCCCTCGGGGCCAATCGGACCGGTCAGTCCCGTGGGGCCGGTAGGCCCCGTGGGGCCAGTCGGCCCCGCATTGCCCTGCGTGCCCTGAATACCTTGCGGGCCGGTATCGCCCTTGACGCCTTGCGGACCTTGCGAACCCGTGTCGCCTTTGACACCCTGCACACCCTGCGGGCCGGTATTGCCCTGCACGCCCTGCGGCCCCTGCGGCCCCGGCACTGTGCTGTTGGCACCCGTGTCGCCCTTGACGCCCTGAGGCCCAGTCGGTCCTTGCGGGCCGACCGGCCCCGGCACCGTGCTGGGTTCTCCCACTTCACCCTTCGGCCCCGGAGGCCCCATCGGCCCCTGCAGGGCGACGTTATAGATTGATGGAGGCGGACTTATGAAGGCCATGGCCCGCCCTCCCGCTGCCACGAACTAATCTTGCGCCCGATGATGATCGGCGACGGGCTGTCGTGGCCCATCTCCATCGTCAGTGCGTCGCCGTAGGTGCCCATGTCCTCGGCGTAGGCCGAGCCCTTCTGCGCCTTCCATTGCCACACCATGCCGAGCTTGAGAATGCGATCGCCGAGCACGAAAGTGTCGGCGTCGTTCATGAAGACGTCGCCGTAACCGCCGCTGTTCAGTGCGATGCAGTTCTTGTCGAGATAGCTGTAATACGCCGACACCCCGACCGGCATGATCGGAAATATGTGCATCTGGCCGCCCAGGATCGTCCACTCGCCGAAGGCACTGCTCTCATTGCTCAGGCGCCGGCGCACCCACTCATCAGTGTCGGGAATGAACGACATCGGCTGCTGCGTGGATGACGTGCGCCAGACGTTGGATGTCAGTAGCAGGCGCTTGAAATTAGCGGGTATCTCGAATGCCGTCGTGCCCGTCATAGCATCCGCAACAAGCACACCGTCGCCAACCATCGTGTGCGTCGTTCGCAGTTTGGTCCAGTCCCGCAGATCGTAGGCGATGCGCTGGCTCATTTCATTGGCGAGCGACAGCATCTCCTGCATGGTGCGGTTGCCGGCGATGTTGGAAAACACGGACTGCGGGATCAAGACCCCGACAGTCGCGCATACGTCCTTGATCACCGACAGCAGCGTCATGCTATGCCGCCCTTTCCGGCCGCAGGCTCATCGCCATGCGCACCAGCGTTTTGCGGTTCATGTTCATGGCGCCGATCGGCTCCTGGCCGCTGTTCACCTTGATGAACTCACGCAGTTGCGCGAGATCCATGCCGGCGAACTCGCCCTCGGCCTTCTGCTTGTCCTGCAGATCCTCCTCGAGGACGGCGTTGCGCGCCTTCAGGGCCTCCAGTTCAGCCGCCATCTGCTTGTTGGGCGCGGTGTTGCGGCCCTCCGCGATGTATTCCTCGGCCTTGTTCTTCATCTCGCGCCCGCCAGGCCCAAGGTTCTTCAACTCGGTGCCTTCGATCGCGGCGAGCTGCTCTACGGTGTAGACGTTCTGCGCCCGCAACTCGGCGCGGCGCCCGTCCGTCAGGAACGGCGCGTGCTCGAGCGGCGTGCCGGTCTTGGTCTGCGCGGCGTTTTCCTTGAATTGCCGGTACTGGTGCGAAAAACGCTCGGCGTAGGTTATCTGGCGCTGGCGCCCAGTGAGCCGGTCGTCTTGCCAGTGCGAGAAGGCCGTGGCGTGGAACACCTTGACGTCCTTGTTGCCTGGCGACTGTATGATGCAGACGGGGATGTCGTCGAAGATCGGCCGGCCCTCGGCGAGGGTCTTGGCGTCGTTTTCAAACGCCTGGTACTTGAACAGAACGACGAGGTTCTCGTCGGGGTCGCGCTGGATAGCCATTAGTGGTCCCTTCCTTCTGTGAAATGGTCCGGGGCCGCCTTCATGGAAGGAAGGCTTTACCTACACGTTAGCGGCCCCGGTTATTGCGTCGGCGAGGGTTCCAACAACGCCGACGCAATTGCGTTAAGCGGCCGGGTTGCTGTCGTAGAGACGCCAGTTGAACAGGCTGTTCGTCATCGTGAGCTCACCCATAAATCCGATAAACTGGGCGATCGCGTCCTTATCAATCGGCATCTGCCCGTCGCCTTCGAACAACTTGTCGAAATTGCGGTTCGGGTGATAACGGAGCCGCAGGCTGTCGGTGTTGATGCCGAACGTGGTGTTGGCCGGCATGTTGGAGCCGATGCCGCCGTCGAGCACGATTTCGGCGCGCTTGCCGCCACCGATGTATTCGAGCGCGGAGAACCCCAGTTTGCCCAGGCTCGTCTCGTTGGTCTGGCGCTGGATCAGCACGGTGGCCGCGTCATACGCCGCGTAGTGCTCGGGCGACATGATGAGCAGATCCGCATAGTCACGGCCGCGGGACTGCTTGGTCATGACGTAGTTAAGCATCGGGCGGATGGTGTCCTTGGTGACCTGCGTACCGAGAGGCGTCAGTGACGTGGTGCCGGCCGCGCCTGACGGATCGTAGGCCGCCGTGCGCCAGATCGTTGCCGTCGCACGATCGATGCCACCATACACACCAGTGTTAGGCAGAGCAGGAATAGCAGCAGCCAGTCCAGTGATCTGCTTGTTGCCGTTCGCGGTGCCGTCCGAGTAGATGCCGGCGTCCATGGCATCTTCCAATGCCTTCTCTGCGGCGGCGAGATAGCTCTCGAAAGTGTCGAGCAACTGCGCCTCGCCCTCATTGTTGAGGATCTCCTGCATCGACAGGATGATCGGCACAACCACCTGCTTCGGCGAATACACTGCGTCGTTGAACAGGTCGATCGCGGGGTTGAGCAACTGATCGTAGCCCGAGTACCACTGCGCGGACTGCTTGCCGATCTGCAGCGTCTGCCGAATATTCGGCCCGCTATAGGTCTGCCACAGACCCTTGCGCTTGAGCACTGCGAGCAGTGCGTTGTTGTTGGAAACGAGATCCTGGTAGCCAGTCGACCGGTCCTCGACCGCCATCGACAAAATCTGCTGATAGGCAGCAGCCGTTGTTACGTTGGGCATCTATGCCACTCCACAAAAGGGTTCAGATCAGTGAGCGCCGTTCAGACGCGATATCGCGTTCTGCACAGCTGCTCGCGGGGTTGGACTGGCATCCTTGGGTCGCCTCGACGCTCCGTTTGAGGGAGCCACGCCTGGCGCGCCGCTAATGCTTCTGTCCACGGGTCGGGTCTGAGCCGATGTGGTGCGGGTCTGAGCCGCGTGTGTGGCCGGGGAGAGTAACTCGGCCCTTCGGTACGCTGTCTCAATATCGAAACCCAACTGGATCTCGCTCTTGATCAGCTCTCCAAGTTCATCGAACCGCGGGTGGGTCGCAGCGAACTGATCGACTGCACTCCGGGTGTAGGTGAACTTCTGCTGAGTCTGCCACTGTTGCAGGGTATTCTCAAGCCCCTCGATCTTCTGGTGCAGCGCCCCGATCTGCTGCGCCGCGGCCTGCTGCATGTTGCCCTGCTGGACCTGCTTGAGCTGCTCCGGGGTCTGGTTCAGGACGTGGTAGGCGACGTCGCGCAGGTTAATCCGGCGCCCGCTCTGCGGGTCCGTCAGGCCCAGGTTGTGGACGATCAGGTCGAGGGCGCCGATCGGGTCCGACCGCAGTTTCTGCTCGACGCCGACGTAGTTCTCCAGGGCCGCCTCGAGCGTGGTGCCGTGCTCCCTGGCCATCTTGTGGAAACGCTCGATCGGCTTGAAGGCCTCATGCGTGGCCTTGTAGTAATTGGCGGCCTTGCTGAACTCGCTGTGCATGCGGTGGACGTCGCCGCGCACCGTCTCCGGGGTGACGGCCCAGTCCCGCTTGGCGCTTTCCGCCATCCTGGGCAGCGGCTCGGCGAACGGGGCGTGCGGGGGCAGTTTCTGGGGCTGCTGCTGTGCCGGCGCGACATTTCCGGCCTGGTTTGTCGCGACATTTCCGGCCTGGTTTGTCGCGACATTTCCGGCCTGGTTTGTCGCGTCCTGCGGCTGCTTCGGCGCGAACCGGCCGCGGTCGCGGGGCTGGGGCTCGGCGGCTGCGGACGGCTGGTCCGTGGGCCGCTTCTTCAGGTCGAACTTCTCGGCCGGCGTATCCTCCGGGGGCTGGTTGTGGCCCTTGCGGGCCTCCGCGGCCTTTGGGGCGGGCCGCTCGGCCGGCTTGGCGCCCTTCGGTGGCGGGTTCTCGGCCCGATCGAACGCCGCCTTCAGGCTCTCGCGGATCGTCTCGGAGCGGCTCTGCGGCCTGTGCTTCGAACCCTCCAGGTCGCCGACCGGCTTGTTCGGCGCCTGCGCCCCGACCGGGTTCGGGCTCGACGTCGGGCTCTGGTTGATCTGCACCTCATGCGAGGCCGGCGCGGGTGACGATGGCGCAGCCGAAGGCGCGCCGCCCCCAGAGGGAGCAACGGTGACGTCGTTCATGATGGTGGTGCCTTTCGAGTTTTACGGACGCCTTGTCCGTGGCTGTGAACCAGCCTTGAGCCTGTCTATGGCGACCTTCACGGCCCCCAGGCGTTTCTGCTTCTCGACCTTGTCGATCGAGGCCCTCGTCTTGGGCGCGACGCGCTCATTGCCGACCTCGGTCAGGCCCAGTGCGCGGCCGACTGCCCTAAACTGGCGTTTCGAGGTGTAGAACCGGCCGTCGACCTGCTCGGTGGGCGGCATGCTGTCGGAGATGACGTAGGGCACGGGATGATCGGAGCGCGCAAAATTGGTCGGCGTGTCGCGCCTGACCCGGTAACGACCAGGCGCGACCTCAATTAATTTAACCATTTAATTTCTCAGTTACTTCTTCTTCCGCGCTACCGGCGCCGTGAACTCGAAAGCGATCGGCCCGGATACTGCCGGGCCGTTCTTGATCACGACATCCACAACCGCCGGCTCGACCCACAGCGACGGCTTGACGATCGTCGACAGCGTCCCGGCATCGAACGTCGTCGGCTCGTCGACGCCGGCGAAGTTGATCACGCTGTCGGCGTAGAAATTATCGCCGGTGATCACCAGCGTGAAGTCGGCATCGCCGATCACGGCGCTGGCCGGATCCAGTGCCTCGATGACCGGCACCGGCACCGTGACGTCTTGCGGCACCGGCAGCGACACCGTCTGTGGCTCGTTGACGCTGGCAGTGAAGGGGAAGGGTTGTGTCATGTGAAGGTCCAGTTCGTGGCTGCGGTGGTGGTTGCCCCGACCCTGACGGTAATCGCCAGGGTGCCGGCCGTGGTCCGCTTCGGCGCGGTCAGCACCTTGAGCTGCGTCGGGCTGTTGTACTGCGTGTTGTAGGGAACGCCCGCGATGAGAACGACGGCGCCGTTTCGGAAGTTGGTGCCGTTCACCGTCAGCACCTCAGTGCCACCCGTGGCGAGCGGTGCCACCGGCAGCAGGCCGGTGATGGTCGGGGCGGCCGCCGGCGCCACGCTGTCGGACGAGGCGTGGCTGGCGTTCGGTCCCGCTGCGATCGAGGCCACCGTCAATGCCGGCCCGACGCCGTACATCTTCGACGTGTCCATCGTGCCCACGACGTAGGTGTGGCTGATGTTGCCGGGATTGGTGACCGACGTTTCCGTGCCGGCGGCCTCATGTGCGACACTGGTCGAGGCCGGCACCGCGCCGGCCACGCCGCCGGGGTAGCTGTTCTCGGTGCCGCCGGATGTGGCGCCAGTGCCCGACGCCAGCGCCGCGGTGTTGGCGGCAAACGTGCCCCAGGGGCCAGCCACGCCGTCGTCGAAATAAGGCGGCGGGGCCGTGTCGAATTTGGTGTTGTCAAGCCAGTCCGTGTAGGTCGCCTTGGTGTAATTCGGCGGGTTCGGGCCGGTGGCGCCGGTGAAAGACATATTCGTCGGCGGCGTCGGGCTGGGGGTGGTGACGGTGAGTGCAGATTGGGCCATTGAAGTCTCCTCTGGGTTGATAGTTGTTCTGCGCAGCAATGGAACCCATCAGCCAATCTGCCATTGGTTCACCAGATCGATTAACTGTTCCACCGTCATCGCCACGTCGATGCGGTCCTGCGGCTGCGGTCCGAACGCAATCCTCACGCCGTTAGCCACCGGCTCGATCGTTCGCACAAGGTGCAGATTAACCAGCACCGCCGCGCCGTCCGACAGCCGCGTCATTCCGCGAAAGCCCGGCCGCGGCGATGAGTAGCCGGTGCTGCTCACAGTCCACCAACGCCCTTCTGCCGCGCCGCCATCTGCCGCTCATTGGCGCGGTTCGCCATGTCGTTCTGCTTCGCCGCATGCGCCTGCATCGCCAACTCGGCCTTCTGCCGCTGCAGCCCCATGTCTTGCTGCTTCTCCAGCACATGCATCTGGTGCGCCTCGCGATCGGTCATCGCCTTCTGCTGCTGAACCTGCACCTTGCCCTCGCCGTCACGCTGCTTGGCCTGCAACTCCGCGGCCTTGATGGTGCGCTGGTTCTGCAACTCCCACTGCTTGTGCGTGTCCTTCTGCTTCAGTTCAGCCGCCTTCAGCGCCGCATCCTGCTGGTTCTTCTCCTTGACCGTCACGTCCTTCATCTGCTCGATCTGCAACAGGATCTTGCCCTGCGCTGTCTGGGGGTCGTCGCCCTTGCCCTGCGCGCCGCGCTGCTTGACCTGCTCGATCATCTCGTCGATCGAGCCCTCCAGCGACCGGCCCGCACGGTACGGCGCCGTCGCGAACTTCAGCACCTCGCCGCAGAAATCCGCCATCGCGGGCTCGGCCGCCACCATCTGCGACATCTGCTGCAGCAGCCCGCCCAGCGCCGTCACGAACTCGGTGCGCTGCTGCTTCTCGCGCTGCTCGTCCTGCAGGATCGTGCTGTCAGTTTCGATGTCGAGCACGAACGCCTTCGACCGGTTGTTCTTCAGGAAAGTCAGCACCTGGTCCGTCGTCGGCTCCTCGGCCAGGGCCTGCAGGTCGACAATGCCCTGCTGCATCTGGGCTTGCATCTGCTGCATGGCCTGCGCGTTGGGATCCTCTTGCGGCGCCGCGCCCTGCGGCTGCGGTGGCGGCAGCGCCTGCATCTGCTGCATCTGGTACTGCAACTGCATCATGCCCTGCTGGATCTGCATGCCCTTCTGCGCCTGCATTTCCGGCGTCGGCAATTGCGTCTGCGACATCTCGATGATCGTCACGTCATCAAATTTCTCAGTAATGATCTCGCTGGTGATCTCGACCAGGTCGCGGGCTAACCTGACCATCTCCTGTTGCTTGTCTCTGATACGCGTACTGCCATATTGCGTTTTCAGCTGCTGCGCGCCAAGCGTCTCGTTGGGATCTGTTGCGCCTCTCATAATATCGCTCAGACCCATAATCTGATAGATATCCTCGATCACTTGCTTGCGCAGCGCCACCAGGTGCGTGATGGTCTGCGCTATCTCCGCGATCGGCATCCATATGAGGATCTCCTTTGTCCCGCCAAAGGCCGCCCAATTCGCGATCGGCACCAGCACCCTGCCCGGTGTCTTGATGTCGACCGCGGCCTGGATGGCGTCCGCTAGCTCACTGCCGCCGGCCGGGTAGAAGCCCTTCACCTCCAGCGCGTCACTGAGAGCATGTATGCGCCCAGTCAGCATGTTTATCTCGTCGAGCTGGTCGCGGTACTGCATCGCGTCCGGCACCGGCACCAGCGACCCCCGCTGCACGGTCCCATACGCCGGCTTCGGGCACGGGAAGAAATTCTGCAGGTCAAGGTGCGCGTCGTCCTCGTCGAGGACATCCTCGACGCCTTCGGCAACCCATACGACGCGTCTCGAGCTCTTGTCCCAGATCTCCCAGAACTTGGCGCGTTCCCGGTTGTCGGCGCCACCGACGTTCTTCGCCTCCTTGTCGACCTTGTACTCGGCCCGCTGGTAGGCCTCACCGCTGTATGGCTTGAACCGCTTCCTTGCGTCTGCGCGCGTCATGTATGATGCTGCCGCTACCCAGGTCACTTCCCTCCAATTTCTGGAGATCGAGTGCAGGAAATCGCGCCGGTTCTTGAAGTCTATGCAAACGCGCTCGGTGTCATATGCGGCGCCGCCCGCGCCCTCGTACCGACACCACGCCACGCCGCGGTTGTTCATTGAAAGATCATCGCGCACCAGGATCATCAGGTCATCGATGCGCGTTAGGTCGAACGCGACAATCGTGCACCGCTCCATCACCTCGCTGGCGGCCTGGTACACCGGTCGCCTGTCCCTGAATTTCGGCACCACCACAGGCGTCGGCGGCCGGGCGTAGATTGATGGCTTGAGCACTTCGCAATTCGCCCACAGCATCTGAAATTCGCGGTTGCGCCGCGGCTCCACCTGCGCCAGCCGATCGAGGTTGGCGTAGAGCTTGTCGATGTTGTCGCAGTGAGTATTCCACGCCTCGAATGCGTCCTCGCTCTCCTGCAGCAGGTTCAGCCAGGCTTTTGCGGATTGCGGCTCGAGCGAGGGATTGAACTCGAGGTCGTCGTGCCTGACGTCCTCCTCGATTGGCCTGGTGTCGTCAGCTTCAGCCACGGTGTTTACCCTTCCGATGATGGTAGAGCGCCACAATGTCGCCGGCGTCGAGGCCGCCTTTGGTCAGGTCGTTGACCAGGCGCAGCAGCAGCTCACTGTCGAAATCAGGCTCGCGTCGCAGCGCGTGCATCACCTCTTTCGAATGATCGAGCGACGCCTTCCACAGCGCGTCGGTGTCGACCGTGATGATGTCGTCCCGCACGCCCGGATCGCGATCGACCGGGCCGTTGCGGGAGAGGCGCAGTTTCATGCCGCGAGCCCCATCCAAATCCAGTCGGCTTCAACCTCCGGCGGCGACACCAGCGCGGCGACCGCCAGCTTGAGCCTGACTGCCTTCTGCGGGTTGATGGCAGCTACCCCCGTCGCGGCCATGTACGCCTCGGCCGGCGAGCGGCGCCACGGCTGCGACTGCCAACGCTCGGCGTGGGCAACAAGTTGCTGGGCGCGTGCCGACGAGACGCCCAGCCGTTCGCCGATCGCCCTGAACCCAATGCCCGCCTGTCGCATCGCCAGCGCCGTCGCGCGGCGCTCCCAGGCAATCTGCGCCTTAACAACCGCGCCGTTGTCGATGACCTCGGACCACTTGATGCGACTGCGACGCTCGCGCTCATGGTCGCGCTCGGTCATGGCGTCCCTCGCCGCCTGCAGCTCGGCGCGCCTCGCGGCGGCGACCCGCACCTCACGCTCGCGCTCCTCGCGCTCGGCGGCGCGCTTGAGGGCGCGCTCGATCGCGGCCTTCTTGCGCGCGGCTTCCTCGGCGGCCCAACGAGCCTCCATCTCGACCCGGATCTTGGCCGCCTTGATCTTCGCGCGCCTGGCCTCGGCCTGCTCCCGCTTGTATTCCGGGCTCGCCTTCCACATTCGATCGGCCAGACTGCGCGCAGCCTCCATGGCCTTGACATAGGCTCGCTCGTCGTCCTTGCGCTTGCACCAAGCCTCGACCTCTTCCATCGTCGGCGTCGGGTGAATGTAGCTCACAGGATAATGCCTCCCCTGCGCGAGGGCTCGGCCGGCGGCGGAATGCGCCAGCCCACAGGCGGCGGCGCCTTGGGCACCAGCCGCGGCGCGGGCCGGTAGCTCTGCGCCAGGTAGCGGAAGCTATCCGCCGGGTTCGACGCCCAGTTGTGCAGCGGATTATTCTTAAAACACTTCTTCTCGTCGTCCCACTCGCGGCGATATTCCTCGAGCGCGCTGATGCCGCCCTCCTCGCAGCGCGAGTGGAATACACACAGCGGCAGCAGTCGACGCACCGCGTTGATGCCGTCATCGATCGTCGCCATCGGCACCAGCGCCGGACTGAGGCCGATCATCCGCATCGTCTCGACGCGGGTTCTCCCCGTGCCGAACTCTTTCACCTTGGCATCGTGCGGGACGTAGTCGGTGCCGTGTACCCAGCCGTATTTCTCAGCGCGCTTGAATATCTCGTCGCGGTAGTGCTCGACGCCAACGCCGGACGCTGCGTAGTGATCCAGGATGATGATCTGCGCGCCCTGCGCCTGCCACCACCAGATCGAAGTATCGTCACCCACACCCAGATCCCACGCGCGATGCACGGGCCGATCGGGGAATGCCTCGAGGTCGGCGATGATGCGGCCCTCCGATCGCACCTGCGCCATCTCCAGCGCATAGAAGCTGCCGAGCACCATCGCGTTGAACGACACTTCGTACTCTTGCTCGTAGGCCGCGCGACCAACGTCGGCGCCGTACAGCGCCTCGTACTCCGCGCGCGCGTCGGCCTGCTGCTCTGGCGTCAACGCGCCAGTCGCACTCACTGGCAGCATCTCCGCGAACCAGTCGGGCCGCTGTGCTGCGTAGTCGAACATTGTCTTGGCGTGGTTGCGGCCGCGCGGCGTGGTGATGAACACGGCCCAGCCGTTGTTCTCCTCGAGCATCGGCCGCATGTAAGCCCAGGCGGATGGATTGCAGAGCGCGTACTCTGAAAACACTACGCCGGCAGCACTTGAGCCGACTGTGCGTGAGTAGCTGTCGCTGCCGATGCACTGCCACGTCGAGCCGTTGACGAGCGTGATGTGCATATCGTGCTCGCGCGTGCTCGATCGCATCGCGAGCGGGAATGCTTCATCGATGCGCTTGATGCCGGTATGTGGATTGACGGCGTCCCAGATTGCTTTGCGGGCCTGGGAGTATTCCGGCAGCGTGTGCCAGTAGTTGCCGACGCGCTCCAGCGCCGCGACCGCGGTGTGATGCAGGCAGACCTCGTCTTTGCCGGCGCGCCTATGCCACACGGCAATTGCGCGCTTGCCGCCGCGGGCGAGATATTTCCACAGACGTGCCTGGTGCGGTCGGGGGCGCCAACCGTTGTAGGGCACGTCGATGTTGGTCATCAATATTTTCGACGAATGTGATCGCTGAGGTTAGAAACGCGGTGATGGTTTTTATTTTGCCACTCACCGAATGCGCGTTCGGCGATCGCGCGCAGTTCAGCCTTGTCTTCGGACTTGGTTGCGTGAACGGCATACAGATGTTTAGCCTGTAGCTTGCGCACGGAGCGTTTTGCTTCCGCTTGCTTCTGACTGGTGAGATACGATCGGCTCATCCCTCGAGCATTTTCCTGATGGTGATGGTTAGGTCGCCGTCGATCTTGGCTTCGTGCGGCTGATTTGGTTTGCCCCAGCCGCGGTCGAGCAGTGCGATGGCGGCCGAGACGCGTGCGGCCTCGCTCGTGCCGCTCTTGGCGATGCCGCTCAACGTATTGATCGAGATGCCGGTGTGGCTGCGCGCCAGCGATTTAAGGTCGGTTGGCAATTTCTTTTTTGGTGTTCCGTCAGGCACTTGCTTATGGACTACTGGCTGAAACGCAAAAGGCCCCACCGGTGAGGTGAGGCCTTCGGGCGGCATGATTGCCGCTGCATTGAGTGAATTAATGCCCGTTTTTGATTGTCGTCAAGGGGTTGGGCGCGGTCGGCTGGGTACGACGGGTTTTTCGCCGTGGCTCATCATGCCATTGAGGAGGAGAGCGACGGCGGTGGGGATCTCGTCCTTGCCGTGCCACCAGCGGTAGACGGTGCGCTCGTCGCGGCCGATGAAGCGGGCGCAGGCGGCGCGGGACATGCCCATCATGTAGAGCGCCCACTTGAACTGATCTGGGGTCATGGATCGTTCGTGTTGCCAGTTCATTTTGGGGCTTTCCATGGCGTCCACGGCCACTGCGGCTCGTCGGGGCAATTCCATTTGCAGGCTCCCATGGTGGCCCAGCCTGTCTCGCGCTGGTCGTTGGCGGGTGGGGTGTCTTTGCGGATGAACACCCGCCTGATGCGGTATTTCTCGTCGGTGTAGGGGACCTGCATCGAGGTGTCGTTGTCGCGGCGGTCCTCGATGTCGGGCTGGCCGGCGATGGCTGTGGAGGTGAGCAGGAGGAGGATGGCGAGCGGTCTGATCATGATGTCCCCTTGTAAGTTAAATTCTTATACGGACATTTAGTCCGGTCCGTCAAGCGGTTTACGGACAAAAAGTCTGTATGGAGAAAACTACCTGCGATTTGGGATTTTTCTCCATACTCGATTGCAGACGCATATGCGGCGCATATGCGCATATGTCTCGCGCAAGTTGAGTGCGCAAATGCGCTCAATTTGCGTAACCCTGGGGAACTTCCTCATGCAGGATTACCTTGATCATACCCCGTAGATCCTCCGCAGGGCGTCCAGCCCGGCCCGGTAGGCGGTTAAATCGCCCAGCATGGCGTCCTGGCCCAGCACCCAGTCCAAATCGACCACGAGCCTCCCCAGGCGGTTCCTGACGGCATCGTACTCGGCGACGCACTTGGCGTCGTCGCGTTCGGGGTTCTCGGACGGCTCCCCGGAGCGCCTGGCGAGGCTGTCGGTTGCGCCGATCGCGGCCCGGTACCTGAGACGTGTCCGCCTGTAGAACTCGCCGGCGAGCCACTGCTGCTGGCTGATGGCGCCATCGAGGCGGTAGCGACCGTGCTGGGTTTCGGCGAGCGGATTGGATCCGTAGCCGCGGCGGTGCGGCTGCTCGGGCGGCTTGGGCGGCTTCTTCCGCTTGACCTGGCCGTTCGGGTAGCGGTCGCCCGCTTGGCGTTTACGGCCGGTCCAGGACATCAGGTGTCCCCCCGACGACGGAGAACCAGGTGGGCGCCGGGCCACAGGCGTTTTACCTCGGCGACGAACGCCTCGGCCTCTGTGGGATTGCCCCTCGCCGGATCCAGCAGGCGCTCCCTCGCCTGCTCGAGCGCCCTCTCGGCGACGCGAACGCGCCACAGCTCCCGCACCTCCGGTGCTTGCCCAGCGAACACCCTGCGCGCCTCTGCGAGCCTGGCCTCTGCCCGTTCCACTTCCCGGCTCATGGGGCGCTCCCGGGGGCGACACCCATGCCATGCGCGCAGGGCATAACTGGCGATCGACCCCCTGGGTGACCAGGTGTCCAGAAGTGACCCCATTTTTCCTTATTGCCCCATAACCTCTTCTTTTGCTCCTCTCTCTCTCTTTCTCTCTTATTTCTAATGTTTAAGACTAAGTAAGAAAAAGTCTGGTCACCTTGGTCACCGACAGGCGAATTTCCCTTGCCCTGCAGACGGTTCGGTCGAGTGACCGGGCGGTGACCAGTCGTCCAAAGGTGACCAGTCATTGGTCATCTTCCCCGTGACCAGTCGTTGAACGGTGTCCAGACCCGATCTCGTCGTCCTTGGACTTGTCACGCATTTTCTCATACTCCACACGCATAGCTTGGATGGCTTTTTTGTCCTCCCAACCGCCAGGGATCATCTGGTTTGGGTCGCCCTCGGAGCTGGTGGTGCTGGCCTTCCGGGCCTGAAACACGAAGGCGTCCGACTTGACGGTGTTGGCCCAGTGCCGCTTGCCTTCGCCGTTAAGCCTGATCCCGGCATAGAAGCGGCCGTAGTTCAGGCGCAGGCCGCGATCGACAGCGATGCGGGCCTCGCCGAGCGCCTTGAGGGCGACTGCGACGCGCTGGCCGGACGGGATCCCGCGGTCCTCGCCCTTGTGCTCCATCCACCACGACGCGAAGCCGGCCCCGAAGTCGGCCGTCGACACCATCCCCGCGGGGTCGAACTCGGTGCAGTCGCGGACAAACTCGGCGACGAGATTGCTGTCGAGCTTGACGGCCTCGGCCGCGTCGATCGCCTCCTGGGGCAGGACAAAATGACCGCGCGCCAGCGCCCGCTGCAGGCCGGCCACGGCCCAGGCCAGCACGCCCTCCATCTCCAGCGCCAGCACCAGGCCCTGGGGATCTTCAAACCGGCGGTTCTTCGCCTCCAGGGCCGCACCGACGGGATTGTCTAGGTCGAATTTCCGTCGGCACTCGATGACCACGATCCGGTTGGTGATCGCGTCCGTCGCCTCCCGGAATTGCGGCGGCGTGTTAGAGCCCCAGAAAATCGGCACCGTGACGCGGTGATCGTACAGCTTGCCGCCCTTGACGTTGATCTGGATCTTGTCGCCTGAGATGATCGCCTTGACGATCGACGAGATGTGCCAGCGGCCGGCGTCGAACGCCTCATGCAGCACCCACGGGACCCGGCTCGCGAACGGCATCAGGCCGTGCGCCGACATCAGGGTGTCCATTGGCGTGGTGTTCTTCTCCTCGCCAAACAGGCCGCTCATGACGTCGATCAGGCTGGACTTGCCGTAATTGGAGCCGCCGACCAGGATGACGGCCCGCGACAGCGCCTTGGGCTTCTTGTCGATCAGGCCGCAGCCCAGGATCTCCTGCAGCAGCTGGATGTGCAGGCCCAGGCTTTCCTCCGGGCGGTCCTCGAATACGTCATCCAGCATCCGCAGCCAGAACGGGCAGGCGGCGCCCGGATTATAATCGTACTCGATCCGCCAGGTGCACCAGTGCTCGGGCGCCGGCGGGGTCAGGGCGCCCGTCCAGGGGTCGACCAGTCCCGACCGGGTGGGGATCTGCCGGTGCGCGTCGAACGGGATGGCCCCGGCCTGTAGGTCGGGGTCCCGCAGGATGTAGGCCCGGGCCTCGTTGATCAGGCGGTTGGCGCTTTCCAGTTTAAGGCCGCGGGCGCCCTCCTCGAGCAGGCTATTGAGCCAGCCCGTCAGGTCTTTTTCGCCCTGCAGCCGCCACAGATTGTCGGCGTAGCGGTAGGCGCCGGTCGTGGTGAACATCAGTTCCTCGCCGCGCTGCTTGATCACCGCCAGCACGGCCTCGGCCAGCACGATGTGCACGGCCGTGGCCTGCATCTTCGGCTTGCGCTTAACCTTGGCCTTGCCGAGATCGACGACAGTCTCGTCGTCCGGCGGCGGCTCATCGTCCGGCGGCCCCTGCGGGCCGGGATCCTTCGGCGGGTATTTCTTCATGGCGCTGGCGCACAGGCCCCGGACTTTCTTCTCCTCGGCGCGCCAGTTCCAGTCGGGACCGCCAACCTTGCGGGCGGCCTCCATCAGGATGCCGACCACCTCCTCGACCGGCTGGCCGGCGTGGATCAGGGACGCCGCCACGTCGCGCAGGGTGGTGTGGATGTTTCCGTCGTGGATGCCGGCCAGGGCGGCCTCGACGTCGAGCCGGGGCTTGTAGCCAAACTGCCGGGCGTGGGCCATGAACGGGTTGTCGTCGACCGGTTCGGCCGTGGTCGGTTTTCCGGCCACGCTTGGCGCCGGCTTCCGGGCCAGCACCGGCTGCTGCTCGGCGATCCACTCCTCGAGGTCCTCGAGCTCGTAGCGGGGCCCGTCGAGGCGCTCGCAGACCACCTCCCGCATGTCGCCGCGCTTGGAATTGTGCGTGCCCGGCAGGCGCATCAGGCGCGACACCTCGCAGACCGCCAGATCCCCGGCCACAATCTCGGCCAGGCCGCGCAGGGCCTGCTCGATGCGCTCCAGGTTGGCCTGGGTGTCGAGGCTTTCCCTGAACAGCCAGTACAGATGCAGGCCGCCCCCGGAGAACACGAACACGCTGGGCTGGTAGCGCAGCGTCGCCAGGCGGGCTCGGATGGTCGGCTCATCCTCGACGATGCCCTTAAAATCAAGGTCGGAGTGCAGGCCCGGCGTCTCGCGGGTGTTAGCCTTGTTCCTGGTCGGCGCCCCCTCCACCAGCGTCGCGACGCAGAAGAACATGCCGCGGCGGGCGCGGTCGTTCTTGCCGACAAACCTGATGATCGGCTCGACGTCGCGGGTGAGTAGGACAGGCTTGCGGCGGGCCTCGTCGGCGTCGGCGGGGTCGTTAGCCAGGCTCTGGAAGAACAGCGGCCGCTCGGTGGAGGTGCCGAACAGCGCCGATATGAACGCGATCGCGGGGTGTGGAGTGTTGCTGTTTGCGGCTTGCGCCATTTTGAACCCCGGAGTTTCTTGGAAAAATCCCGATGCCCGGGGTAAGACCGGGCATCGGGCACTTGGGTCAGTCCAGGGGCGGCGGCCCTTAACCGGGTCGCCGTTTAATTAGATGCGTGCCTTGGCCTTCGGCTTCGGCGCCGGCTGCGGCGGGAAATCATCGTCCGGCACGATGTCGACGTTGGCGTCGTCCGCGAACACGGCCTTGGACACCCAGCCCGTGATCTTGAACGTCGGCACCTTGATGCGGCCGAAACTGCGGTTCGGGTGGTCGTAGCTGTCGACGCCGACGGCGATGACGGGGTACTCGTTAGGGCGCTGCGCCATGGCCTTGCCGTAGGCCTTGCAGAGATCGCCGAGCGCGTTGAGGCCACCCTTCGACGACGTCGTGAACGTGTACAGCTCGCCGTCGCCGTCGCCCTTCAGCAGCAGGTAGTTGGAGAACTGCCAGGGATCCCGCGGTTTGCCGTTGTTGTCGACCTCCCAGTCGGTATCGTCGCGGTCGCCGAGCTCGCTGCGCCGCGGCGCCTGGTAGCCGTCCGACACCTTGCCCATGATCTGGTCGGTCGGCCTGTTGCTCTCCCACCGGATCCAGCCGGCCAGCAGTTCGTCCATATTGGCGATGAAGGTTGTGCCGACCGGCACCTCCTCCTCCTCCTGGCCGGCGAGAAAATCTCCCTTGGAGAATTTCAGCAGACTGCCGACGATCGACTTTTGGCTGGCCTGCTCACCGTAGGCGGTGAACGGGTTGGCGGCGGGAGTGGCGACGGCAGTGGCTCCGCGATTTACAATCTCATTCATGGTTTTTGGTCCTCAGTTGAAATTCAGGCGACGACGGATGCCGTGCCTGGCATCGGGGCGTCGGTTGACGACCCAATCTGGATGACGAGCCGATCAGTGGCCTCGCCCTGTGTCTTGAATTGTTCGATATCGACGCCGGCGGCGATTGCGGCGTCCTTGATGGCCTTGTTGTCGTAGCCGCTGCGGCCCTTGACGCTCGACCACGTCACGACGCCGGGGATCTTCTTGACGCTCTTCTCGCGGAGGCGGTCTTTGATTTCGGTCTGGAAGCCGCGGGCATACTTGTCGAACAGGTCGCGCGACGCCTCTGCGTGTCTCAACTCATGCGCCAGGCCAATCATCTCGGCCTTGAACTGCTCATCAACCGGCTGGTCAGCGAACGGCAGATTGCGCCGCGCGATGCCGCAGGCTTTCGTGAACGGGCAGTAGTTGCATTCGCTGCCGCCGGCGATCCAGCCCTCGGGCTTGAGGTCGGCCGCGTTGGTCGCGGTCATGATGATCATCGCGCGCTCTTTGGCGGCGTCGTAAATGTGCTGATCGAACGCGATCACGAACTCTTTGACGTCGGACCAGAACGATGCGTCGATGTAGGACAGTACGCTGTGGGTTGGGCGTAATGCCGACAGTTCGCGAACCAGACCCATCTGCACCTGCGTCTGGAATACGTTAGTATGCTTGGCCTCAGTGAGGTTGGTTCGCGGGTCAGCACTCTTGCATTCCAATGTCACACAGCAAGTGTCGACGCCGATCTCGCGCTTTTCCGCGTCGGTCAGGTCATTGAGAATGCCGTCCGGCGTGGCCGACAAAAAATTACTGACGAAGGTTTTTTGTTCCGGCCCGGAGTAGTGCAACCGATCTCCAAACCGAGCCTTCATCGCGGGGTGCCAAAACGCATCCTCAATCACGGTGCCGCGCATGCGTGCGCCCCAGGTGTCCACATATTCAGGGTCGCGCTCGGCGCCGTGCGCGGTGTCGTGCTCGTTCTTGAGCCAGAACACCTTGCGGGCGCACTGGCCGACCTCGGACGCGCCGACGGTGTTGGAACGATCGTGCGACCAGGCCTTGCTGGTCGAATGTACATAGGTGTCGAGCGTGCTTGCGATTAAAGGCATCTGTTCCTCGTTCTCAGGTTTCTGTTTTCAGTTTCTGGCGAATGATTTCGAACACGGTCGGCGGCTCGCCGGGGAGGCTGTCGTCCATCGGCGAATAGCCGTTCTCGCGGCGGACGCGGATCAGTTCATTGGAGATCACGCCGAGCACGACCTGCCTTGTGTGGTGGTCGGCCTCATGCAGCCAGGCCGAGTTGTCGACGAAGTCGAGCAGCGTCTCGGCATTGTCGATCGTTAGCGCCCGCAGCACTTTCGATAGCGCGGACCACTCCGCGGCGCGGCGCTCGAATACGACCATCCGCTCGGCGCGCTTGTGCTGCCTGTAGAGGCGAAACTGCTTCGACTGGTCGGCCTGCTGCTGCTCCAGTTCCGACAGCTTCATCGGCGCATCGGCGTCGCTCATCACGACCTTGGCCTCGCGCTTGGCCGCACGCTTTTCGTTGGCGCGGTGCTTGGCCTTGGTGGCGGCGACCATCTGCTGCTCGGCGAGCTGTTCGAACGGGTTCACTTGAGCGCCCCCACCTTGTTCAGGAAGGCGACCGCCTCCTCCATTGTCCTGGCGACGCAATAGGGGTGATCGATCCGCGCGCAGATCGCGCCAAAACCCTTCTGCTCGATCGATTGCCGGCCCTTGGCGCTTTTCATCTCGAGCCAGGCAACCTTGCCGGCCGGCAGCATGATGCAGAGATCCGCCACGCCGGCGCGCAGGCCCTCGTTGCTCATGCGCGCGCCCATCCGGCGAGATCGCAGGCCGGCGTTGGGGATGGCGTGATAACTGATGTTCGGCTTCTTGTTTCTCTCGAGAAATTCGATGAGCGACACCTGGAGGCTGTGCTCGCTGACCTTGAACTTGTATTCGACCGCGGTCATTCTCATCGGAACTCCTCCCGCCGCTGCAACGCAGTCGCCATTTGCAGCAACAGCCGGAACAGATCCCTGTCCGTCAGATCGAAACGATAAAATGCCTCAGTGTCCCTCGTTTGCACGTTGAGGATCGACCGCTCGTCCGGCGTCGACAGGTAGATCAGTTTCAGGGGCTGGCCGGTGTCGGTCATATCCACACCTTCCGCGGCGTGAGGTGACCTTCGGCGTGATGCTCCGGGCAGTAGGAAGCATCCCCGGCATCCCTGCCGCAGAACAAAAACGGCGGCCGGTCCTGGATGTCGCCCAGCGGCCACTTGCAGTCGCCGCTCCGCAGTTGGTAGATCGTCAGCGCCGTGCCCTCGCCGCGCGGCGCCTGGGGCATGTCGGGCGCGATCGGGGCGTCGACGCGGGTTAGGCGCCGCAGGCGGGGCTTGTAGACGTAGACCCTCTTGACCTTCTCTCGCACGGGCGCCTCCCTGGCCGGCAGTTTCAGGCGATGCGTCCGGCCGATGATGCTGTTGCGGGTTAGCCGCAGGCCGAACTCGGCGTTCAGCTTCTCGGCGACCTCGCGCATGGTGTGGCCCTCCGCGTACAGCGCGAGCAGCCGATCGTTGATGCCGGGAATAAGCCAGGGGCCGGGCTGGGCACTCACTCCGCGGCCCTTTCGAGCATGCGCGGCGCGTCCTGCGCGATCGGCGCGTCGTCGGCAAAGCCGGAAAGCGACGCCACCAGGTCGGCGCCAGTGCGCTCCAGTTGGGTTTTCAGCTTGACGTGCCGCGTCAGGTGGTACTCGACCCGCTCCTCCAGCTGCACGTTGCGCCGGCGTAACTGGTCGATCTCGAAATCGGAAACGATCTTGCTTTCCCGCAGGATCTTGACTTCGCTGCGCAGGCTCTCGAGTTCGCTTTCCCAACTCGCAATTTCGTTGATCAGGTTCATAGGCGCGCTTCCTTCGTTGAATTGTTGCCCCCAGGTTGACGACGCATCACCAATCGCCAGCCTGGGGGACTTCTCCGCGGTAATGGGGACATCCCCGCGGGATCTCGATTATTCGCAGCGGTATCAGTGGGGACACTTCCCCGCGTTGATTATCTGCCGGCAGAGCCAGTCCGCTTCAGGAACAGTTTTAGAGTGAGGGTAGCTTTGCGAAACAGTGCCTTCAGCAAGCGCATCAAGTCGGCCTTTCAAATTACGCAGCCGGATTTCGTCGAGTTCGTTTTGGTGTTCGATGCGTTCGCAAAATTCGTTGTAGGCAGCGCGTATCCTCAGAAATAAAGGCACGCGCGGCCCACGCACTTCGCCGGTGTCGCGCAGGAATTTCTGCACCCATGACGATGACGTGCCGACGAGGTCGGCGACGGTTGTATAGGCGGCAACACGGGAGCCCGTGCGATGAGCCTCGCGGTCGACCAGCAGCGCCAGCGCCAGCCGGGTTGCGGGGGTGAGGTCGATTTTGTCTGCGATAAACAGCACTATCTACTCCACTTGTGGGAACGATGGATCATGGCGGGAATTCGATAGATGCAGGGGGAGGTGGACGGTAGTGTCGCGTTTTCATGACGCGCATCCCGCTTCAGTAGGAGTGCGCGCTGCCAGATCGATCAGAGCTTCAGCGTTCACTTCCTCCTTGATCGCAACGTCAGTTGCTAAGATCGGCGACCACCATTCGGCGGGAACGCTGTCGCGTTGCCACCATTTGGATACAGCGGACGGTTTTGCGCCGATCTCGGCCGCCATCGCCTCCCTGGTTCCCCAGAGTTCGATGAGCTGACGGAAGGAATTGATTTGGGCTGCCATGACACGTCTGTAGGACGATCCGTCCTTAAACGCAAGGCCAATCTGTCCTTAGACGGGCGAACATCGTTAGGACATAATGTCCCCATGCCCGAGTCGGACCAAAAAGCTCTTTACGAGCAAGCCTTTATCAAGCGGGTAAAGGCGGCCAGAGTTGCCACTGGAAAAAAGCAGTGGCAAGTCGCCGAGCTAATGGGCATCAAACAGGACCAATATAAGCATTATGAGACAGGCCGGGTGATCCCGCATCACCTGATCGGTCGTTTTTGCCTCATTTGCAACATAGAGCCGGGCTGGCTCATCACCGGCAAAGGGCCAAAACCGCTCTTGCCGCTGACCACTGTGCCGCCCGAGCCGATCGTGGCGCCCAGCTTGCCCGACTTCAAGCGCGACAAGCGCCGGTTTCAGCGCGAAAACTAGCCCCGATTTTATTATTGATCTTCAGATATGCCCCCCCCAAGGGGATAGACGTTTTGCGTCCTTAAGTTATTTTTCTGACATAGGACAAATAGTCCTTGACGATAAGGACAGATTGTCCTAGAACACACCCATCAGCCGGCCAGCGCGGCCAGCAAAATGGGGACACCAACGTGATCGATCTTACAGCCGTTGTCGCCGCCACTCTGACTGTCAGTTGCCTGATTGCCATCTACGCGCTGGTCATCACGGAGTGGTACCGATGAGGGGCATCAAGCATTCGTATTTTGTCGTGATGTGTGACCACGGCAAGCGCGGCCTCGAGGCCATCGTGCACCCCGAAGACACACGCCGCTCGATCATCGAGCAGTTGGCCCACGGCGAGTTCAAGCACGTCGTTTTCATTCATCAGGTCGACGGCCTTCTGATCGACGACGTCACCAACGAACTGTTCGACGAGGCTGAATTGCTGGCGAGGGCTGCGTAATCCCTGAAGCCATGCACGGCGACGGGACCACTGCTGGAGGCGCCGCAAATGGGCCTCCAGCCTTTTCGGAGATGATGATGAACATCACCCTGGCTGGCGCCATCCTCGCCCATAGCTTCTACCCGGCGCATTGCTGCAACGAACAGGACTGCCGCCCGGTGCCGTGCGCGGAGATCACCTACCGCACCGAGAACCGGGTCGATTTCGTCTACTACCGCGGCCTGCGCGGCGTTGCCTGGGCCGTGTACCCAAGCCCCGACGCGGCCTGCCACGTCTGTACGTCCAGCATCGCGCTGCGCTGCGTATTCATCCCGGAGGGAGTGTCGTGAACGCGATTTCTAAAAAAGACGCCGCCTACATCCGCGAACTGGAAGCCCGCCTATGGCGCAGTATAGATACCGCCAACCAAGCCGCCGCCCGCATCGAGGCGCTGGAGAATGCGCTGCGGGTGATTATAGACGAACCTGATGGCTGTGTTTCCCCCGCCTTCAAGGTTTTGGCGGCGACCGCGCTGGAGGACAAATGAGCGACTTTATTGACCGTCTGCGCGCAGCCTCCGATGATGCGTCGTTGGATTGCTATGCGCTTTGCGAAGAAGCCGCCGACCGCATCGAGGCGCTGGAGAATGCGCTGCGGCATATCCTTTCGATTTGTGAAAAAAACGATATCCCGCTTGCGGATGATATCGGCGGTGCCGCACTTGCCGTCCTCTACCCGGAGGAGTTCGCATGACACCCGACCGTGAGCCACTGGCGCAGGCCCTTAACTCGATCGTCGCCACGACCAACTCAATCGGCAGGATGGTCATCCGGCCGGAAACCTACGACGAGGTGCTGGCCGAAGTCGGCACGCTGTGGACGATCAAGTCGAATATCGAGTTCATCCTGACGTACATCAAGAAAAAGGAAGAGGCGAAGCAAGAGATGCAGGCCGCAGAATGACCCGCGCCGTCACCTTCACGCAGGCCCAGGTTCGCCGGGCGGTGAAAGCCGCCGAGAGCGCCGGCCTGCGCGTGCGCAGCGTGACGGTGAAGCCGGACGGGTCGATCGTGGTGGAGAACGGGGAACGGCCCCCCGAGCCTGTTGAAAACGAACGGGAGGTTGTGCTGTGATGCCGGCCATGCCCCGCCCCCGCCCGCCTCACCTGCACCGCCAGGTCACCCGCCACGGCAAGGCCGTCTGGTATGTGCGCGTCGGCAAGGGCGCTAGGATCCGCATCAAGGCGGCCTACGGGACGCCGGAATTCGAGGCCGCCTACCAGGCGGCCCTGCGGGGCGAGGCGCCCCAGCGCGCCGCGGGCGCCGTCAAGGGCAGCCTGGAATGGCTCTGGATGCTCTACCGGCAGACCGCTGCCTGGACCGATCTGTCGCTCGCCACCCGCCGCCAGCGCGAACGCATCATGCTGCAGGTGCTGAAAACCGGCGGGAACGTG